CCGCGCGGATTGTCGTTCAAGATATAGGCCACGGCCTCGGTGCGGGTGGCAATATCGTTCTGCTTGACCGGCGCCGGCACCACCGGCATGCCATGCGATCTGAAAATATCATAGGACGATTGCTCGGTAGCCTGCCCCTTATCAGCGCCTTTGGGATCGCCAACAAAACGCACATTGAAATCTGGATAGTGCTGCGTGAGAAAACGCTGCACCTTCGGTGCGAACACCGACGCCGGCTCGTTGAACCCGAGTATTTCATACTGAACGAAGACGCGCTGATTGATCTCTTGCGCAAAAAGCGCGGCTGGAAAGACGCGGCCGAAATCAAGCGCGACGATAACATCATGATTGTCGACCGGCCGTAGCGGATCCCTGGCGACGTGAAACTCGCGCCTAAACATCGGCCAAACCGGCTGGCCCTCGACGACCAAGGCGACCCGGTTCATCAGCCGGCTCTCGATCCAGGCCCGCGACTTGCCGGCTAATTGTTGGTCGTAATAGCCCTTGCGCAGATTGCGCAAATTCTCGGTCGCCGGATTGACCGTGTAGCCAACAAGCACGCCATGAATGTCAAATTCCTCAATGACCGCCGGCGGCTGTTTGTAAAAACCCCAATCGGCCGGCCATTGATATTGCGCAATCTCGTCTTGCATCAAACCCGGCGGCAAGTCGACCTGGCCGGTCATCATCGCCAGCCAACAATCCTCGTCGGGCGCATTACCGTCGGCAATTATCCCGCACCAGGTCGGGCCGCCGTGACGCTCAGGCGGATAACGCAAACGACTATGCGCCTCGTCGAAAATCTCCTTGGCCATGAATGGGAGCTCATTGAACAAAATCCCCGTGAACTCGGTCGAGCGCAGCTTTCTTACATCCTCGACCTTGTCAAGCGACATGAAATGAAACTCGGCAACGATGTCGTTGTATTTGATGAGATGCTGCATGAAACCCGGCGCCGCATTGAAGCGGCCATAAATGTGCTCGGGAAATAATTCGAGCCAGGTCTTGACAGTCGACCTTTTAAGGTCAGGCAATGTGTTCCTAACAATTCCCCATCGCGTGTACCTAATATTATCGATCGGCGATGGCTTTTGCTCTTGGGCATGACGCATGGCCCGCAATAGCAAAGCCACCGTCTTGCCGGATCCGAGCGGTCCCTGGATGTAATCAACCTGATTATTCGCCGCGATGAATTTTGCCACCTCGGTCCCGGCAATGAAATCAAATTCGGTCGGCATCATTCGCCGCCTTCGGCATGGTCCAGCGCCCAATCGCCAGGCGATGGCTCGGCACCAACTCAATCGAGCGCAAGCCGACAATCGCAATAATCGATCGATCCACCACCACCATCATCAGGATCATCGGTCAATATACCAGGTCAGGCTGATCAGGACAAAGATCGCCACAACACACACGATCGATACCGTAATCAGAAATGCCTCGAGGCTCAATTAGGATCGGTCCATGCCCGGCGCTTTCGAGCCGCCAGGATCCTCGGCATCCTTGTGCGTGGTCGCGGCCTTCGGCGGCCGGCCAAATGTCAATAACGGCCCGCATGACGGATGCTTGCCGCCACCTCTAGGATGGTCGCGGCTGGCTTCCGCCGCAGTCTCGTCGCCAGTGCCGTCGCGCATTTTAATATCTCCCGTTGGTGTGATGCGTCACACTGTCCTTAGGATGACCTTGATGATTAAACGGCGTATGCGTCGACGGATTAGGCGACTGTCCGGTCTTCTCCGCGCCCTTAATGGTGCCCTTGTTGATCGAGGCGTAAAATACGCTCTCGCCTTTCTTGGCGCCGTATTGCGCGTGCATCGCGGCGCGGATCTTCTTGCCCTTGTCAGTCAGCGGCATGACTAACTCGCCGTTTCCTCACTCGCCAGCATCGCTGTCACCACCAGAGCATCAGGATTGGGTATCGCCTTCATGGTGGTTTCGATCATGTCAATCCCTTCCGCAAGGGAAAGACCCACCAAATTAACCCTGCCACGCACATGATAGACAATATCTTCCGAGGTCTTGGGCGCGCTTTGTGCTTTCTTCAGCGAAGCCTTCAGCTCATCTAAACTGCCACCCGCAACGGTTTGGCTCGCACCCGCCGGGCCCTCCGCCTTGAGGTGCATTGAAGCAGTCCCCATCGCGTGCGCCGGAACCTCGGCAACCACAGCCGCGATAAAACCGAGAGCCTCTGTGCTGCTCAAATTCTCCAAAACAATCGGCCCTTGCAGCGAGTAGGTCTTTGCCATTTAGTTTGCTCTCCCAAACGGAATGGTGGGAATGCCAGGCCGCTCGGGCTCCGCTAACCGATCCCGGCTGCGCACCCCAAACGATTGCAGTTTCTTGCAGTGCTTCCTGATCTTGTCGCGATCGAGCTCGCTATAGGCTTCGCACTCGATGTAACGCTTGCCGATCCGCGCCAACAGCCAGGCGCCAAACATCGCTTTGCCTTGCTCGCGATCCGGCGACCACTCCGCCAGCTCGCCCTCGTTGAACACAAATAACCGCGTCGGTTTAAATACCCCAATCGGGATCTGCCGCGCCCAAGCGACAAACTCATCAAAATACCGCGCCACAAAATAATCGGGCAAATCAATCTTCCATTTGCCTAAGCGAACCATTTATCACTTCCGCTTGCGCCTACTCGGCACACCATGCTCGTGCGGATCCTCGTCCGGCTCGTCATGGTCGGCTACGTCAACCGGCTGATGAGCATCCTCACTCGCCGCCTCAACACCATGCTCGAGCTCGTGAAACTTCTCGCTCCAACGCTGAAACCGCTCGGCATTGACCGCCGTCGGCGGCATCAACTCCCGCACCATCTCAAACAATTCCCAAATCAGCTCCTCGCCCTTCTTCATCTCACAACCCGCCATTGCCATTGCGCGGCCGCAAAATCGTCTGCGCCGGATTTTCAAACCTCACCTCAACTCCACACATCTTCAAAATCGCCTCCGCCATCTTCACCCCAGTCACCACCGGTACCAAACACTCGTCACCATTCAACCTAATCCGAACCCCACCAGTCAAACGATCACGCCGGACCTGAAACTCGCCCTGACTGACAGTCTGCCGATAATGATCGCTCAACGGCTCAAGCATTTCTGTTTCTCACTTCTCGCCTTCCCGCACATGATGGCTCTCACCATGCTTGTTGCCATGCGAGGTGAACGGCCCCTGATGCAGCTTGTGCGTGTCATGCAAAATCCGCTCGTGATCGCCCTGCCCACCACCCGCATGCACACCACGAAATCCCTCGACCCGCTTGCCCTGCCCCGCTGCACGCCCTGGGCCGTAAGTGTGCCCGCCATGATTGGTCGGCTCCTTCATACCCGCTCTCCCTTGGTTCGGCGGCTCCATCCGCCCCTGACCGCTGCCACCATGCCCCTCATTCGGCGTCTGCCGCTCGCGGTTGTGAAAGCCGCCGTGCCGGTTCTCTCCACCACCACCATAACTCTCCCGCATCACATCACCTCATGCGCTCGCAGTCGGCGTGTACGTGTACGAATGCGCCAATCCATTGCGATCCGTTACCGTCCCACTCGCCTGCGTGTTCTGTAACATGAACGCAATCCGCTCCAAAATATCCACACAGTTCTGACACTCAGAACGCTTCGTCTCGCCATCGTTCTTGTTGTTCCCAGTGTTGATCGTCACAGTCAGTCGCGTCGCCATGTCACCACTCCGCAAAATGTTTCAGATCCAAATATTTTTTGAAACTCGGTAGTTCTGGCGGCAAATGTGTGTGCGCTAGTTTCGAGCGGCGCGCCAAACTCGATTTTTCCCCCCCGGCGCCGATCGAGCGGCTCGCGCGGGGTGGTCAAACGCATGCGGATGCTGTGATTGCTCATCACGTCACTCGGTCTCAGTTGTTGCGGTGTCATCGGCTTTTGCATCGATCGTTGTTTGATCGTGTGCCACTTGTGTGCCACTGACGTTGACGATGCGGATGGTCACGCCTGGTGCCGTTGTTTGTTTGTTGTTTGTTTGCTCATCTGAAATGCCTTCAAGTGCCTTGATTGCGTTCACTGCTGGCATGTTGTTTTCAGCATCGGCGATTTCGCACAATCGATGAAAGTTGCGAGCTGACCGCGCCTCACGTAACACCTTCAACTGAGCTTTGTAATAAGCGAGCACATGCGGTCGCTCCAGGGCTAAACGCATGTTGCGTGTGGTCATTCCGTTTTCAATTGCGGCATCATCCCAACGCTTACCGGATTGCACGATTGCATCGATGGCATCTTTGACGCGTTTTGAAATGCGCAATGGCGGCTGTTTATTACGCGCTAATCGTGAGTTATCGGCGAAGGCGACTTCGTTTGGCATGGTGACACGATGTTATGGAAATGGTTGGACAGCAACGCACG